AAATCTCTTGCATCAATATCGCTCATAACAATTGTTCCTTGCGAGGTCTACCCGTAGGCTTTCTCAAAATGATTGTTTGCCTTGTTCCATCTTCTTCCACCACAGTAGGCACATCAACAACCTGATATTCTGGGTGGCGTTTCATCTCATCAATGTCATGTTGCGCTGTGAATTCAACCACAGTTCCGCTTCTGATGCACTTGAACAAAGCCATTTATATTCCTAATGAAGAAAAGGGAGGCAAGCCCCCCTTCTCCTTAAACGATCAAACGACCGACAACAATGCGGATTTTGGTTGAAGCCAAATCCACAGTTGAACCAGACTCATTCTGAACACGCAAAGACACTACACCAGCAGCACTTACATATCCAGTAACAGTCAGACCAGCCTCGTCAACAGCAAATGAGCAACCAAGAACCATGTCGCCCAAGGCAACGCCTGGAACAGCCACAGTATCGGTTTCACCAGCAGCATCAGCTAAAGAGCCAGCATCGAGGGTTGCAGTTACAACCCAAGTATCGCTAAAAATACCACGGAATTGGTCATTACCACGGCGGGTATTAACAGAGGTAGCAGCAGCCATAAATTTTCTCCTAATTAAGTTAAAAAAGACCCCCCACCACTAGGGCAGGGGGGACAACTGCAATTAGGCTGGAACTGCCAAGGCAAAAGCCGAGGAAGACAAGGCTGCACCAGTAGTGGCGGCAGTACGGACAGCTTTCACACCATAAAGTGTGTCAGATGTAAACAAGGTGCCAAGGTACTCTTGTTTGTACTGAGTTTGTGAACGCACATCTACTTGCTCAACCAATACCATTGACTCTTTGTGACCCATCAATGCAATGCGGTCAGTCTGGGTGTTGCCATAACCAGTGTCAGCGTTAGAAGTAACAAACACGGGGATGCCGTACAAGTTACCGATTTCGCCATTACGGATTGCATTGCCATTACCAACAAAAGCCTGCTCGGTATAACGGGCAAGACCCATTAAGGTGTTGCGGCTTGATGGTGGGATGATGAAGAAACGGCCATCCATTGGAGTATCGTTATCATCAAGGCGTTGAATGGTGCGGCGAATAGCTGCATCAGTCAAAGCAGAGGCGTTTGAAGATGTGCTGTTGTACACAGTAGTTCCATCACCACCAATGTATGCCTTGGTAGATGTGTTGGAGGTTGCATAGTCATCGGTGCCGACTGTTGCGCCGTTGAACGCACGACCCAATTGGATCAAGTCAGTGTCAACTTGCTTGGCCAATGCATAACCAGCGTCAGCTGTGTAGAAGTTACGCAGGCTAGACAATGCTTGTGCCTCAACAATATCTTCAATCAAACGGCTATATTCATAGTGTTTGTTGATAGAAACTTGCACTTCTGTCTCAGTTGCAGCAATCAAGGTAACTTGAGTAGATGCAGACTTAGCAGAAGCTGAACCACGGGTAGGTGCTGGAAGGTGAACTGTGTCGCCCTTCTTACCCTTGAAGTTCATTTTGTTAATCAAGTTTGCTAAAACTAGATTTTTCTTATAGGCAGCAATAATCTCATCCGACCAAATTTGGGGGATAAACTTTGCTGCCGTGGTGGTGGTTACATGTGCCGTACCTAGTGCCATATTAAATTCTCCAAGATTAAAAAGTTATTTCACTCGACCCTCAGAGTACGCCTGCATTATTTCTGGTTGCAATGCCTCGTACCTATCAGGATCGTTCATTTTTAGCCGAATCAGGTCAGCTCTCCTGTAAATACGCTTTCCAGATTCTCCCGATCCACCAACATCAACTGCGGCAGCTTTCAGATTACTCTTGCGACTTGACTCTCCGTCACTAGTCACTTGTCTCGTCTTCACGCCACGCAATTCTTTGAAAGTGGAAATCAATTCATTCGCACTGTCGAAATCGTACTCACTGTCGGCCTTTGCAAACAGATTTAATCTCACATTGGATGATTTAATCCAATTAGAGAACTCTGGATCAGCAGTTACTTGCTGAAAATCAGGGTGCGTCTGCGCCAACATTTGTTGTACTTGCATCTTTTTGAAGTCATTGGCAGCCTGTTTGGCAGCCAGGACATCAGGATGTCTTTCAACAGTATTCTGAATTGCTTTCTGAGGATTCTCAAAAAAGTCTACTTCAGGTTCAACTTGGGCATGTTGGACATTATTTCCAAGATTTTGCTTAATTAGTTCATCAGCTAATTTACGAACTTCTCCAACCTCTTGGGCTTGACGGCCAACAAGTTTTTCAACTTCTTGGTGCATCTTTATGACATCTTCTAATGATTTATTCCTATATTTTTCAGGAATCTTAGAATCATCTACCTCAACTTGGTCTTCAATCTTCGCTTCTTCAGCCTCTAACTCACTAGGCATCTCGTCTTCATTGTCAATCAACATACTTTTCCTTTTCCTGCCTCAATGGGTTCTAGGAGTTTTTAACATGAACTCGACAAAATTGTTTATGAGTTCGCTTTGCGCTCTGCTGCCAGTTTTTCACGATGGATGCGGTCAAACTTGTTGGCCGCACCAGGGAAACTCCCTGACCATCCTTCTAACTTAACAGCTGGCGCACTGAGAATGCGGGTGGCTTGCGCTCCACATTCACACCTAAAACTGACCGCCTCATAATCAGTCAGTCTTTCGGTTTTATGTCCGTTTTCACAGACAAAATCAAACATTCTTAGCATCTAATTCCTCATACGCCCTTTGACTGACATCTCTCAATGTTTTTAGCCAAACTAGGATGGAAAGTTCGCCTTTTTTGAATTGTAGGCTTTTTTCATCAGGGATTGCACTGATATTGTTCAACGAACCAATCATGTTGTCAATATCGTCCATCAAGTCTTTCCAACCTTCCCTTGACATCATGTCAAAGCGGGCTTCGTAATACTTTTGCAGTTCAGGTGTCACTTGGCTTCCAAAGCCACAATACGGGCGGTTAGTGAATCATTGAGTGCCTTGAGGTCTTTGATAGCGTTGACCATGTGCCAAAAGATGTTGTCTGAATCAACAGAGATAACACCTGTACTTTCTGTTTTTACGCAGTCTGGACAGACCTCTTGCAATTCTTGCGCTATCACGCCTAACTGAACACCCTGTTTGTCAATGACTGTATGCGTTGGTAACTCAGTAACTTCTTCTGCTGTTTTATATTCAAAGTTACGCACTCGTATTTGGGATACCTTATCCAGACCTTCTGTGTTATCTACAATATTTTTCTTTAAGCGTCTGTCTGATGTGGTAGACCATGAACTAGAGTTATTTCCTTGGTAAGTAGCGTTGGCAATAAAAGTTGTACTGCTTCCTTTGCCAGTAATATTAAAACCAATTACATTTTCGCTACCAACAGATGTTCCGCTTGCGTAAGTAGCATAGCCAATGTAAATATTGTTTGTGCCGTCTGTTATTGTTTGACCAGATGCTCTACCGACCATTACATTTGAACCGCCAGTAGTCATATCCCGACCGCTATCAACGCCCAAACAAGTGTTGTATGTGCCAGTTGTTATTCGAAGACCAGATGTAAAGCCTATTGCAGTATTATTTGTTCCAGAAGTAGTAAGTTGAAGCGCTTGTTTTCCAACGGCTACATTATATGAACCCGTACTAGCCTCTCCCGCTTGCACTCCAACAAAAGTGTTTTCAGAACCAGTAGCATTTTGTCCAGCGTTCCAACCAACGACTGTATTGTAATTTCCTGTTGTAGTTGATTTAGATGCTTGATAGCCGATGGCGGTTGAACCTGTGCCAGAAGTGTTTACACCAGCGTTATAACCAACAAATGTTAATGCTGAGTTATCAGTTTTTCCATACACAGTACCCAACGCAGTAGGCGTAGCGGCAGATGCACCGATGGTTGTCCATGTAGGGGCATTACCAGAGCCACCAGAGGTTAATGCTTGACCGCTTGTGCCAGATGCACCAGTCAAGGTCAATGCAGTTGTTATGTTGGCAGATGCAAGTGTGGGACTTGTCAAAGTCTTATTTGTCAGGGTATCTGTGGTTGCCCGACCCACCAAGGTATCTGTTGATGTTGGTAGGGTCAGAGTACCAGTATTAGAGATTGTGCTGATTACAGGAGCAGTCAGGGTCTTATTGGTCAGGGTATCTGTCGTTGCTTTACCAACCAAAGTATCAGTTGCCGCAGGAAGTGTGATGGTGGTAGTACCAGCCACCGCAGTTGCTTGCAATGTAGTTGTCCCTGAAGTCGAGCCAGAGAGGTCAATCGCATTAGGTTTTAAGGTTACTGTCGTTGCCATGATTTACTTCCTTTATGGTGTTCCGTTTGCAACAATATTAGTTGCAGAAGTGATGATT